TAACCCAAGTCCTGCCAGTCGTAGCAGTATAAATAGTCATCCTCTGCTAATAGGTTAAAGGTATCCATCCACGGATAGTATCCATTAGTAAAGGGGTTCTTGATCCTTAGATTGAAAGTAACACCATTCCAGTGGTTGTAGAGTGGTTCTATGCCTTTAGCTTCTAAGTGTTGGATCATAAGCTCTTCAGCTTCGCCATCTACATAGTACAGTCTATCGTATAGGTCTTTATCTATCTTAGTACCATCAGCTTTCTCTACTATACCTTTATTCCAAACTATGCATCTAGCTACCATCTGATTAGTAGAGTCTTTAACTAAGACAGTCATTTCAGCTAGATTATCTAGTGGGATAAACCTATCTCCATAACCCTTCATACAACTAGATGGTAACTCTTCTAAGTTATAGCCCTCTGATACCTTGTACCAGTCTAAGTGATAGGTAGAATTATCTGGTATAAATAACTCTTGTAAGAATAGACCAGAGTTATCTCCTTCTGATGCTATCTTCCACATTAGTTCCCCATAAGACTTCTTGATCTGTTTAGTAACATATCCATAATCATTATGAAGAACTCCGAAGAGAGTACTCTTATAACTAATATATGCAGGATACTTAAACTCTTTTTCGTACTTCTTAGGTATCTTTAATGTACCTGTTAGATATAAGGTGTCCTTTAGAACATATATCGTAGTAGTATTAGAAGATACTCTTTCTAATTGAGTTGCATCTAACTCAGAAACAACTGATCTAACTTTTGCTAAATATTCTTGATTAATTGCCATTGTTAACCTCTTATAGCATCCATTATTGTATGAGCTAATAAGTAACTACCTTCATCAGAGTCTTTAAACTCTGTACTATCACAAGAGCGATAGCTAATCTCTAGAATAGTTTCTCTGTTGTCTTGATACCATTCTGCAATTTTTGTAGGTAGTTTCTTGAAGGATTTCTCGCACTTTTCGAATGAGAGATAGAGTAAGGTCATAGCTAGTTGAGTATTAGAAATACAATAATCTCTATTATCTCTTTTTAATTTACTATCTATAACTTTAGAGTATTTCTCGACTTCAGGTCCATGCTTTACATAGTCAGATAAGAGATTGTAGAGATCAGATCTAATCTTATCTACCATAGATGTAGTTTCTTGGTCGATGTAAAGCTCTTTTATATTGTCATCTATCATTAAGCCATAGCAAGTAGACAATACTGCTACTATTCGCTTTTCACCACTAGAGAGTACACTTGTCATAGTTAGCCTTGTACCATTTAGATTTCGCTTCAGGACTAATATCTTTTACCCACTTTTTAAGTGAGGCACTGTAGTGTCCTGTACGAGAACTAATCTCTTTTATAGTTTCGTCCATAGCTACGAATAAATCATAATTACCCTGCATAGCTAGAATCTTGCATACATGATAGATGTTACAGAGGTACTTTGTATCCCAGTCTCTGGCATACTTAGCTATCTCGTGAAGTAGATTACGATAGAGGGTTTCTCTTGAAGTATTACGAGTAATTGTCATACTAGTTGCACTATAAGAGTATTCATCTAAGGCATTTATACTAAATACTACAATATCGCATAGTGCATCAATATACTCTTCAGAGTTACCTTGCTTAACTGCTTCGGCTAACTCACCTAGTTCTTCCATGATGTTTCTTAGATAACCTTCACGTTGGTTATCTAGTGAGAGACATCTCTCAGCCTTCCATTCATTTAATGATTGAAATAGCATTCTTATTTCAGTTACTGCTGACATGTTAATCCTTTAAATAAAAAAAGTTCGAGAAACCCTGCGTAGCAGGGTTCTCGATTGGATTAACAGATGTAGTAGCCGTTTAGGTTATTTTTAATTGCCATAGAAGTTTTAAGCTTATAGTCTGGTCTATCTAGTTTAGCTGTAGGATCTATTTCAGTTAGAATATTAGTAATAATATCTTCTCTGTATAGTTCAGCTAAGACTTCTCTATAAGCTTTTCTAAGAGCTTCACAGTTGTTAGGGCTTACACCGAATGAGTCGTGAATTGGGGATACTGCTATGCCTTTCTCTGCTAGAATAGTTATAACTCTTCTGCATACATAGGCATCTAAGCTATGTACAATATTAGGGCATAGTGATCGTTTCTCTTCTTCACCTCCTTGATTGATTGAATGAATGAAGTTCATTACTGCAGTACCACCTTTCATCTCTTTAATCTCTATGCGAGATGTTTTAGTAGTAATTACTGGGCAATATGCAGTATGGTTATCAGGTAAGGTCCATTGATAGACTAGTTTAGAATTATCCCAGAGATCGTTGATTGTCTTCTGTAGTTTTCTAGCACCAGCTGTGAACTCATCTAGGACTTCATAATATACTTGTAGCTCTCTAGTATCTTTACCGAAGTATTCTTCAGGCTTACGAGTACTATTGTAGTACGTCGTCATAATAGCCCGTTTAATGTTAGATCGTATCTCTTTAAAGTTAGGGTTAGTACCCCATAGAGAACTATCTTTAGTTCGGTTATATACCTCTTGAGCTACTATAGTATAGAAGTCATTTCTGCAAGAGTCACCTAAGACATTTAGTCTAGCCATAGCTTCTTCATCTCTCATAACAACTGACATTAGTTGTGGACCACTGCAAGTGGCATCTAGTCTTACGATCTGATCTGATGTACCTGTTATAAGAGACATCTGATAGCTATTGAGAGCTGACTTAAAGAGTAAAGGTTCGTCTGCTTTAGATATCCACTCGTCTGGATTAGTAAGCATAGAGTCTATATTCTCATTAATGAAGTCTAGTCTCTCTTGCCATGTAGATTTATCTAGACCATAGTGGTTAGCTAGGTCTATCTTAAGCCACTTCCAGCCCTCTTCAGTAAGCTTCTCTGCCTTAGCAAACTTGAGCATGGCTTTTCTATAAGAGTTACCTTGAATATTTATATGGTAGCCTTTAGAATAGATACGTCCTCGTTTATCGTATTGAAATACGAAGTGAAAAGGTTTATTTCCCATTTCAGTATAGACATATCTATTTTCTTGTAAAGCTTGATTGAAGTTAGCTTGAGCTTGTTCTCTAGATTTAGGATCGATTGAGTCTATATTGAGTACATCGTCCTCTTTAGTTATCGTATTGTCTAGACGATAACTAACGTCCTGCAATAGATTTAGGACATGAAGATTAATAGGATTATCATGCTTGTTATATCTATCGCCTAGTATGGCATAGTTATGAGTAAGGTCATAGCCTCCATTAGATTTAGTAGTCCATGCGTTAGGACGAGAGACCATAGGTGGTAAAAATAGAGACAAGTTTAGAGCTTGCTTGATGTCAGCTGGGATAGAGATCAGTGGCTGTATCTCAAAGGTATTACCACTGAATGCTTTAGGTCGAATGATCTCATAACCTAAGCCATCGCATACTGCAAGTATCTCACTACCACTCTTGGCTGCAGTAAGTACATCTTCATGGATGTATAAACCTAGTTTAGTAGCAGTAGCTTGTAATGTAGTCTTACCTAGTAAGCATACTGAGTAGAGTACATATCTAGGTAGGTCATCTACATGTTTCTGTACTTCTGCAAGTCTCTCGTCTTTACTAGTATAGGTCTTGCCATAGACACCTGTTCTATAATCTATAAGCCATTGGCATATACGCTCATAGATTTCATCTAATAAGTTTACTTGAGTATCTAAGTAAGCTTTAACTTCTGTCTGAATATATTGTTCGCTGAGTAGCTCTTCTACTCTTGATTGAGTCGTAAACATTGACTATCCTTAGTATTAAAATTAGTAGTAATAGAGATGTCTATCTCTAGGAGTTAAAAAGGTAATCAGTTTAGAGACTTGATTAGGTCTATGAAGTTATAGAAGAATATCTGCGATTACAAGATCATTGCGAGTAAGTCTGATCAAGAAATTAAACATTCCGTCTTCAATAGGCTCAACTTCTATATTGTCATAATAGATATGAGCGTCTTTAATTCTTACTTGTTTCTGTACAAGTTCTGGATTATTTATATCTTGATGTTCGGAGAATCTATAATTGCCTAGAACAAACTCAGAAGAATATTCTTCTTCTTCGTATTGACAAAGTTCAAAGCTTTCATCGTATTCGTTGTCTACTGTGAAGCGGTATAGTTCTACTAGTTTCATGATTGATCCTTTATTATTTTATTCTTGGCAAGAACTCAAATAGAGCCTTGCATGTATTGAAGTAGGTCTCTGCTTTCTTGCCGTTATAGTTAATCACTACACGGTAAGGCATAAACCTTGTTCTATCAGTATCGAAACTGATCACCATATCTTTTCTATTAATGTAACCTCGTACTCTTTTCATGATGGCTACTCCTTTCTGTAAAAAAAAAAAATCAGCATGGGTGAATTACTAATCTATGCTGACTCGATTAGTAATTAAGGAGAATTAGAAGAATTAAAGTAGTCAATAGATATTCTTATATCCATTGATTACTCTAATGTTGAGAGAGAGAGATTATTCTCTCTCAACTAATTCTTAGAAATCGATGTCGTCTGCTGTAGCGACTTTATCGATTATTGCACTGATGAATACATCTCTATCAGAGTATCCTTCAGCGATAAGGTTTTGAGCTTGAACATAGGCTGACTTGAAATCTAAAGGCTTGATGCCTTTCTCTGCTTTATGACCTCTAATATTTACGAAGTACTTAGCTTCGTTAGCTAATGTATAATCACGTACTTCTTCTATGCTATTGAGAAAGTTCTCTGGTGATCTTTCTCCAACTCTATGCTCTGCTGCTTTAGAAACTGATACTGCTAATCTCATGGATTATCCTTTATTAATTTAATTTAGAATGATGAATCATTCAGACGATAAACCGAACGGAGAACGAGCTTGAACAAGGAGACGAGAGTTGGATATGAAGAAGAGACGATAGACGTAAGGTAGTGTAGGGTGTAAGTGTGAGTGTTAAGTGTACAAAGTGTAAGGAGAACAATATGAGAGAAAATGAGAGAAATACAAGGAGATACGAAAAAAAAGTAAGGCTAGGGATAAACCCTAACCTAAGATGGAGAGAAAACTTAAGCTAAACTTAAATTATTTAATTCTCTCTAGTAGTGCAATTTTCTCTTCGAAACTCTTTAAAGATTCTTCACTAATCTCTAAATCGTTTATTGCCTCTAGCCTTGCAACCTTAGCTGCTTCTAGTGCATATTGAGTGCCTTGATCAGCTATCTTAACTAGCCTCTCACCTGATCTAAGAACAGTGCCTAACACTTCTTTAACTGTACCGAATAAACTGATTTCTTTAGACATAACGTCTCCTTTTAATTTATTTTTATTAAGAGCATTACTCTCAAACGATTAACCGAATAGCATGGAGAACTCTGAACTATTAGAGAGCTGGCTTGAGAAAAAGAATGCTTTTTGCAATGAGTAGGGGGGTAGGTAAATAATTTTTGAGAGCGAGAGGGGGAGTACTACCCTCATAAATAATTAACAATTTTCTATACAAACTGATGCCTAATCTACCCTCATACAAAATTATAACTCCCCAATACAAACGAGTCCTTGTACTCTCCCTCTGCTCCTCATAGCCTAGACTATCTTTTTAGAGACCATGCTTGGTCGAGAGAGCCTGCCTAGTATAAGTTACTAGGACTAGTGCCTTGTATTAGTAAAGGTATTCCAAGAATACTTCTAGATAATGTAGGACATATCTCTGATGTATGTTTAGAGTATGCTTAGGTTTAGATTGTAATGCTTTTACTGTCTGGATTGATGACTGGATTATTGACTTAGGTATCTGCTTAGATTGAGTTACTACTACTTGTCTTAGATGCTCTTCTATTATAGGGAGAGATAATTTAAATAGGTTAGTAGCTCGTTCTCTAGAGATAGGATCTAGGTAATAGACTATAAGTGAGCTTTCGTCTAGGCATTCACATAGGTAGAAGGTAGCTCTAGAGTATAAGTTTAGAAGCTGATTTAGATCTTGAAATCTAAGAGAATACTCAGCATAGGTTTCTACTTCAAATATTGTTATTAGCAGATTATCTCTGTAACTCTTGTAGGCTTGCTCTAAGTTCATAGTAGGTCCTTTAAGAATTGATAAGAGAATATTAAGACTAATACTTTTAAAATATGTTTAAATGAAAATAAGGGAGGGTTATATGAGTGGTAGATTCTGGCTTACTGATGATGTAATCGAAGTTCATTGCGAGAGCTATGCTGATAATTTTCAAGAGATACTAGGAGATATTGAGTTAGATAAGGACTTGTACAAGGGTATAACCGAAGAGCTAAAGCAAGATGAAGATTGTATATCTATAGTACTCAAGAAGTTTGAGAATGGTATAGGTAATATGGATGGGATTAAAGAATTAGATAGCTCTATTACTAATATGCTAGCTTCTAAATATCTAAGCGAAGTCATAGGTAGAGAGATAGGTTATTGCTTGCAAGGTAAGGATAGTAATAAGCTAGCTAGATTGAGAGATATCGTAGAGAGATACTTCAATCTAAGTGAGACCTATATTGGTACTAGGTTATATACTCCTAGTGAGATCAGAGATACTTTAGATAAATTAGTAAGGATGTAAGATGAAGAAGAGTGCTGCATTAGTTATAGGGATATTAAGTGGATTTTTGTTCTCTGTTGTAGGGATTACTCTAGGTAATATTCTAGTAGCTACATCTAGGGGAGATACAGATAAATCAGTTGCTGGAGCTGCTCCACTAGTTGTCACTATACTAGTAGTCGGTATTGGTTGGGTTATAGGTAAAGCTGTCTATACTAAGATGCTAACTAGAATGAATGGAGTGAGTGCTACATCTAAGGATAAGTTATCTCAAGATGTCTTTAAAGATATTCGTGAAGTATTCAAGGATAGAATGAGTCTCTGGTTTAATGTAGAAGGTGAGCAGTATATTGATTGGCTGAATAAAAAGATATTCTTAACAGAGGAGTATAGGAGTAGAGAAATGTTCAGTGAAGTATATTTATCGAAGAAGATTGATGGTACTTTAAGTAAAGAGCAGTATAAAAAAGATTGTGAGGCTGTAGCTACTGAACTAATGTTTAATCTACTCAATAATAAGTTAGAAGAGCTAAAGAGTGAAGAGAACTTAAGTGAAGAAAATTCTTACTTATATAAAGCTCTAGTAAATATTATAGAAGTAGAAGGTCTTTCTAGTAAAAAGGTTAATAGCAGAAGTTAGAGTCTTGTAGTTTATACATAACTCTATTCTCGTCTACACCTATTACATCTCCTACTATATATCTACCTATTATAGATCTATCTAATGAGATAGGTATGTTATTATAGTCTTGTAAGATTACAGCTATATCTGAAGGCATACCTATTGCTACTAGTACTTTTACTGGCATACTCCATCCATAGTTCTGCTTTACAGATACACAAGCTTCTATGATGTCAGTCTTCATCCAACCGAAGCTAGAAGTTACTAAAATTAAAAATCCTAAAAATATTTTCTTCATAGAATGTCCTTTATAAAGGTTTAATCTAACCTTAATTATAGCAGATTTACTCTTGAAAGTTTATCAGTATTACGCTAATATTAATTCGTAATATTTAATTAGATCTTAAGGAGAAGACATTGAGTGATACTGATTTAGGTCTTAGAAACGTTGTCAAGACAGTTACTAATGTATCTAAAGAAGAATTAACTGAATGGTTTAGTAAGTCCCTTAAGGGGAAGAAGAGACTTACTATTACTCCTGAAGCTCTTGACTTAATTAACCAGACAATTAATGAGCCTGACTTCGATGGCTTTAGATTTATGGATACCCTCTATACTTATCAAGATGCTTTACAAGGTGATCGTGTTAGCCTAGAGGATTATGTTAATGCCATTAGATTTTGTAGTTTTCTAGAAGCTAATGGTGGCAATGTAGTTCAAGCTTATACTAGAGCCTTTAGTTATAGAGATTTTGTAAAAGATAGAGTAGGAGCAGATACTAGTTCTGATGAATATAAACAATTAAGCAGTGCTGCTATTAGGTATCGTAAAAATCCTACTGTTATAAAAATACTCTCTCAAGCTGAAGTACCTTTATGGCTCATGTTTCAAGGCTATAGATATAAAGCTGTTAAGAGACTAGTAGAAGAAATGGATACTGCTAAGTATTCTAGAGATAGGATTAATGCTGCTGATAAATTATTATTACACCTCAAGCCACCAGAGAATATAAAAGTAGATGTTAATGTTAATAACAAGGCTGACAGTATTGTAGATCAGTACGAAGAGATGCTAGCTAATATGGTGCAAGAACAGAAGAAGCTGATAGCTAATGGTAGTAATCTTACTGATGTAGCTAACTCTAAAATGAGCTTCATAGATGCTAAGGTAGTAAACGATGGCTAAGAGTGTAGACGAGTATTTAAATGAAGTAGATTATGACTTCAAGGGATATGTTCCAAGTGAAGATGCACTCAAATTTATTAACTTTATTCAGATGGCTAGTGGAGATACTCTCGAAAATAAAACTCCTCTAGTACATTTAAAGATATGTGAAGCTGTTTTTACATCTACTAGAAATACTGCTGTTCTATGCCATAGGGGCTTAGCCAAAACTACCCTTTGCGCAGAGTGGTTATTCTTATATGCTGCAGCATTCGGAGAACTACCTTGTATAGGTAAAGTAGAGTTTGCTGTATATATCGGTGATAGTATTGAAAATGGTGTTAAATCTCTTAGAAAGAATATAGAGTACAGATACCAGAATAGTGAGTTCTTGCAGAAGCTAATACCTAATAAGAGTATCAAGTATGTAGATGAAGATGGTAATGAAGACGATAATGTTACTGCAGGAAGAAAGATCACTGATGTTAGGTTAGAGTTTGTAAATCTAAGAGGTGATAGATTCGTAGTAAAACTATATGGGGCAAAAACTGGCCTTCGTGGTGCTAAAGAATATGGTAAGAGACCTACATTAGCTATCGTAGATGACATTATTAGTGATGAGGATGCTAGAAGCGATACTGTTATTAAAACTATAGAAGACACTATCCATAAAGCTGTTAAATATGCTCTTAGTCCTGTTAAGCATAAAGTAATCTGGTTAGGCACCCCGTTTAATGCTAAAGATCCTTTATATAAGATAGTCGAGAGTGGAGCTTGGGAAGTAGCTTGCTATCCAGTATGTGAGAAATTCCCTTGTACTAAAGAGGAGTTTAAAGGTAGCTGGGAGGATAGATTTAGTTATGAGTATGTAAAAGATGCTTATGAAGAGGCTATGAGTATAGGTAAGATAGATAGTTTCTATCAAGAGCTTATGCTTAGGATCACTTCTAAAGAAGATTTACTTATACCTAATTCTAATCTAGTTTTCTTCAATAGAGAACAAGTACTAAAGCATAAAGATAGATATAACTTCTACATTACTACTGATTTAGCTACTAGTGCTAAGAAGAATGCTGACTTCAGTGTTATTAGCATATGGGCTTACTCTAATAATGGTGATTATATGCTTGTAGATGGCTGGTGCGATAAGACTGAAGTTAGTCAATTTATAAATAAGATCTTTGAGTTTATACCTGTATATAATCCTATCGGAGTAGGTATAGAAGTTACAGGACAACAAGCTGGATTTATCTCTTGGTTAAGAGACGAGATGCTAGCTAAGAATATCTATTTTAACTTCCTTAGTTCGAATAACAATGGTGAAGATGGTATTAGACCTACTGGAGATAAGTTCTCTAGATTTATTCTATTTAAACCTAGATTCGATACTAAGAAAGTATGGATAGCTAATGAGATGAAAGATACTGCATGGTATAACGAGTTCGAAGAGGAAAGAAGTAAGGCTACTAAACAAGGCTTTAAATCGAAGCATGACGATGTACTAGATAGCATATCTATGCTAGGTAGTTTCGATGCCTTCAAGCCTAATACCTATGGTGCTTACGATAATGAGGCAAGTGAGATAACTACAATAAGGAATACGGTATTTTAAAATGAAAGTAAAAGAAGCAATAGAACATTTAAAGATCGTTACTCTACCTAATGTTACTCCTAATAAGCAGATGAATAATGAGAACTTAATAGTACTTATTAACGAAGCTATGAATACTATCTATGGATTATTCAATGTTAAGAGAGAACAAGCCATAGTTCTAGTACCTGCTTTTAGAAAGAACTTTAGAATATCTAGACAAGATCCTAATGTCATTATGGCTACTCATGCTAAGCTTGCTAAGTGTGAGATGACTCATGGTGGTTTTGCAACTAAAGCAGCTCAGATAGAAGCTCTTAAAGAGATGAATATTACTCTAGATAAAGAAGTAATGTTAGAGAATGAAGCTGTAGAAACAGATATTTTTAAAACTAATGAAGATGAGATATACAAGATTCTTAGTGTTAGAGATGACAAGGATAGTACCCTTAGATTGAATGAGGTTAATGTATTTGCCATCAATCAAGATACTCTATTCTTCCCTAATGCTAAAGAAGGTGATATTTACTACGTAGAATATAAGCCGAAGCCTATAAAGGTAACTAGTATAGAAGATGAATTAGATTTACCAAGTGGTCTATTAGATGTCTTATATGCTTACGTAGCTTTAAGAATTGTTACTAATATAGAGGGTTATAAACAATACTATGGCAATGCCCTAACTGCTTATAACAATGAAGTTGAAAAAGCTATTATGAATCAGCAAGTGATCCCTGATAGTCTTGTTCGAACTACAACTGATATGAAAGGGTTTTGTTAATGGCTAATTTAGTTCAGTTTATAAACTCTAAGCATGAAGGTACGCATAGTAATCTATCTAATGCAGAGAATACAGATACTGTAAAGACAATAGTACTTAGAGAAGAGTTGAGTGATGAAGAGAAAACTCTACTAGAGAACTTACCACTCTTTAAAGAGATGAAGGCTGAGATGGGTAATATCCATGATATGCTCTCATTAAGAAATACAATAACTAAACTTCGAGATAGTATTGAGTATATTAAGACTATAGAGCCTTCACTAGATGTCATAACTAATGTATCTAAAGTAACTAGTGATATAGTTAATGTTTCTACTGATCTAGATAGTGTTAAGAAGGTAGCTCAAGCTAGTGTATCTGGCTTGCTAGATAACATAGCTAGACATATAAATGAGATCACTCGTGTCTATAGTATGTTAGAGGCTATTGAAGTACTAAATAATATCTCTTATAAGCTAGAAAGACTTTATAAGAGCATAGATAATGTAGATAGCGTATCAGGACATCTAACTGAGATAGATGAAGTATCTCAACACTTACTAGCTATCGAGATAGTAGCTAGATATTATGGCGTACTAAAAGACATACAAAAAGTTATACCAGAACTAAAGAACTTAGCAGATATAAAACAAGATTTAATAGACTTTAGAAACAATAGAGCTGAGACTAAAGAAGTCCTAAAAGCTTATAAAGAAGCAGGACAGATAGTTCAGAGAACTATTGATGCTGCTGTGACTAAACTAGAAGAGAGAGTTAAGAAGTTCGATCCTGAGAGTATTAAGAAACTTGATGAAGAGATGACTACTCTAAAGAGTTCTATTACTACTATTCAATCTAAAATAGAAACTAAGTTCACTGAAATAGATGGAGTAGTAGCGAATAAGCTTACTCCTATGCAAGAAAAGGTAAAAGAATTAGGGGATAAGCTTGCTTTTGAAGTAAACAAGTTTACAGCAGGTATGACTAACTTAGATTCTATGTTATCAACCTTGCATGAAGAGCTTAATTCTAAGCTAGATGCCGATGCTACTGCAGTAAATAGTGCTAAGCTAGGTGGATTAGCTCCTGAGGAGTATGTAAGACAGACTGAGACATACGATAAGAGAAGCTATACTGGATATATACCTAGATTGAAATCTGTTAGAGATGACTACAATCCTGCTAATAATATACAAGTACTAGAAGCAGAGCAGCTAAAGCTTACAGGTATTTTAGCTAAGGCTGATAGTATGTTAGCAGGACCAGATGTAAGTACTAATATGCAAATACTTATGAGAAATACTACTTATAATGCTAGACCTATTCATATCCTTACTATGAAAGGACTTATAGACTACATTAATAAGTATGCATCTATCAATGGTTACTGGGAGAAAGAGAAAAATATAACTAAGCCTTATACTCTGCAAGCTAATGAAGCCATTATCAGACTAGATCCTGTTATAGAAGATGAATTAATAGTAGATGGTGAGTTATATATCGAAGGTACTACAGTAGATTTAGAAGAACCTCAATTTCAGGCAGGACAATACGGCTTCTTCGCTATGAAAAATCCTAAGGGCAGGTGGCTATTCTGCGATGGTAGAGAAATCAGTAGGGCGGACTACCCAGAACTATTTGAAGCCATAGGCACTACATACGGCGAAGGTGATGGTACTACTACCTTTAACATACCTGATAGACGAGGTTACTTCGGTAGATGTCTAGATGCAGGTGCTGAAGTAGATTATCAGAGCGATAGAGAGATAGGTAGTAAGCAGGGTGATGCTATAAGAAATATAACTGGCAAGATGTATGACAATCACTTATCTTCATCTAATGTAATGGAAGGGGCAATAACTTCTACTGTTAATGGCACTGGTTATAACTATGTAGATAATGGGCCTTACTTCGGACTAAACATAGACTTCGATGCCAGCAGAGTAGTACCAACAGCACCTGAAAACGTAGTTAAGAACATAGCAGAATATGTCTGTATAAGATATTGAAAGGATAAATATGGCAGAGAGCAAGATAACAGTTGCCAGAGTAAAAGATAAAGTAGGTGGTAGAGAAGCAGAAGTAAGTAAGCTTCTATACTCAGATAATGGTAATATCAAGACTGTAGGCGGAGATAGTGCTATCACTGTTAATAGTGCTAAAACACTTAATGGTGAGACTAAAGAGCAGTTACTCAATAATGTTAATGCTAGTACTCTTGGCGGTAAGAGTTTAAGCCAGATACAAAGTAGAGGTAAGTTTGGACCTATTAAACTAATAATGGATGCTAGAAAACATAACCCTTATTTCTATACTCTTTTAGTAACTGAAGACGAAGAACTGATATTCTGTGGCAATCAGTATAGCAGTATGCTTCTTATTAAAACTGGAGCAGAGAGTACTAACCCACATACAGTAATACCACATCCACTTAAAGGTATATCTAGAATTAAACAAGTTATTGGTGCTTGGACAACACAATATATACTTTACGAAAACGGAGACCTTTATGGCAGAGGGGGTAATGCTAGCTATCAATTAGGCATAAATAATACTGCTTCACAATTCGATTGGGTAAAGATAACTGATAATGTAGATAAGTTAATCAACGAGAGTAATAGTAGTAAAATAGGTGAAGGCTTAGTAGCAGTTATAAAGAAAGATAAGTCAGTGTGGTTCTGGGGCAAGAACGATTATGGTGCAGCTGGTATGGGCAATACAACAGCTCTTACCACACCAACTAAGTTAGTACTTACTTTCTTAGAAGCAGGGGACTCTGTAAAAGACTTAGTAATGAATGATTGCTACTACACTTCGTTATTTTTAATAACAGAGAAGGGTAAGCTATATTCTTGTGGGTTGAATGGTGAAGGACACTTAGGTCTAAATGATAAAACTAACAGAAATACGTTTACCCAAGTAACTACTCTGCAAGATAAGAAGGTTAAGAAAGTAGATATGCTTGGTAGTTATTACTACGCTCCTACAAACAGTAGCGATGGTTATTATAACCCTATAGTTTTATGCGAGGATGGCTCTGTGTATAGTTGGTGTACTAAGAGTATATGGGGATTAGGTAAGCCAGTATCTAACAGCACTAAGCCAGTATTATTAGATGACTCATATTTTCCAGCAGGGTATAAGCAAGCAACAGACCCTATAGTAGATGTATGTGCTAACTGTATTGGTGGCTTTATGGCTATAACTAAATCAGGTAGATTATTTGTGTGTGGTGGTCCTTCTGATGTTATACCTAATAGATCTACAATAACAGAGGTAAGCGTACCTAACGAACCTAATGCTAAGTTCAGAAAAATTTATTACAACACTACTGCTCAAAATGCTTGGTATTTTATGGCTATGTTATTAGTTGAGCTTAATGGTAAACAATACTTATATGCCTTCGGAGAGAATACTACAGGCGGTTTAGGTGTAAATAATAATGTAGATATTAAAAGCACAGAAATACAGAAAGTAGTTCTAGATTCTGAAAAAGTATCTCAGTTAAAGCAATTAGAACTTATTGGTACTAACGAAGCTATGAGAACCTTCTTTTTACTAAATAATGGTCAGCTATGGGGTTGTGGTTCAGATAGTAACTGTGCATTACGTGGAAGCACTGCAGTTGCTAACTGTAGCTTACCAACATTAATATTATAAGGACAAGATAATGGACAAGATAATTTACGTAACATCTAACTTTATACAAGAGATAGGGGACGAGGTAATAACCTCTGCTCCTGAAGGTGTCAAGCTAAAGACTACTAATGAGAAAGCTTATAAGAATTGGCTTATAACTAATCCAGATACTATTAGTGCTATAGATAACTTCTGGAAGCAGTTTGTGCCTAAGCAGATAACTGTAAGACAATTAAAGCTACAGCTACTTAAGCTTAACCTACTAGAGCAAGCTGAAGCATTAGTTAAAGCTGATAAAGAAGCTCAGATAGAGTTTGAGTATGCTAAGGACATAGAGATTAATAGTCCTTTACTACAGAAGATGGCTAAGGCATTAGGTATGGACGATAATGCTATAGATAACTTCTTCTTAGAAGCTAGTAAGTTATAAGGAGAACAAGATGGGATATGCAATAGTTGCTTTACTAGCATTTGTCTTAGGAGTAATCCTATGCCCTATGCTTATATTCTTACGTGCTAGAAAATGCGATCAGTGGGATAACTCGAATATGACGAACGTCTACAGGGTAATAGCTCACCTAGCTACACATCCTGACGATTTCGGCAAGATGTACTATGACAATGGAGAGAAACCTTTCTGGTACATAGACGATGACGAGTTTACTGATGTAGTCAGAACTAGACCTAAAGAGAAAAAGAATGCTAACAATTAAAGAGATACTACAGCTAATAAGGACAATAGTAGTAGAGATAGTATTAGAAATATTGTCCTATATAGTTGTACCTATAGCTTTAGTATTTACTAAGAGAGGAGACGATCACTTACCTAGATTGGCTAGATGGTTCGAAGATGCTAATGACTATTACGATAGTCAGTGTGCTGCTATCAATGGTGATAGTGGCTGGAGAGAAAAGCATTATCCTGAACCTAGTAATAGATCGTATAAAGCTAGATTGCATTGGCTATTTAGAAATAGGATAGGTTACTACTCTAGCGAAGTAGCAGGAGTAAGAGTATCTACTATAGATCCTGCTTCAGTCACTACGATAGGGGATATACATGCTACTAGTAATAATGGTACTAGAAGTACTTGGTGCAAGGTAACTTGTAGATTGAATAATGGTAAGACTAGGTTTGGGTTATACAAGATAATCAGATACTCTAAGAAGTACTACTGCAGAATATACCTAGGCTGGAAACTAATGGATATAGCTGGTATGACTAAGAGTAACTATGCTAGTTATTTAGAACCTGAAGATAAGATCAAGCTAAAGACTGTATGGAGTATTCATCCATTCAAGAAGGTGCAAGACAATGGTTAATAGACCTATTCTTAAGCCTGTAGGCAAGTATCAATTCGAACTAGTAGAGAACTATAGATATAGAGATATTGTTATACCTAAAGGCTATATAACAGATGGTGCTAGTGTTCCTAGAATATTCTGGAGTATCTTCCCGCCTAACAAGGCAGAATATCTTAGTGCAGTTATAGTTCATGATTATCTTACCGATATAGTTATCGAAAAAAAGAGTATTACTTTTAGGTCTGCGGATAATACTTTTAAAGAGATGTTAATAGATCTAAACGTAAACAAGATAGAAGTTAAGGTGCTTTACTGGAGTGTAAGGCTGTATCACTTACTTAGATATGGAGATTAAAATGGAAAATATATTCTCAGCAATTTTAGAGTTCTTTTCACTTAGTAAAGCTGGCAATGCAATACTAGCTGTCGTAACTTTAGTTATTGGTCTAGGCTATATGTACTACTCTGATAAGGTGGCTAATCTAGAAAAGCAGTTTAGAGATAAACAAGAAGAATATAAGAGCTTATATCTAGATAAAGCTTTAGCAGATTCTAAACTAGCTCTATGCAGAAATAGCTTAGATCAGCAGAATGAAGCTATAAAAAATCTAAGCGTTCAAGTAGTTAAAAAACCTGAGATCGAAGTTAAGTACAAGTATATAACTAAGCCTAATGATAGTTGTGAATCTAAGCTTAAATACTATGAAGGGATAGCTAATGAAGCTGCTAAGCCTCTTAAGTAGTATCTTATTCTTAGTAGGTTGCTCAGCTAAACCAGAGGTTGTTACTCAGATTGAATATCAGGAGAAGTATGTACCTATTAGATGTATTAATACTCTACCTGTTAAGCCTGAGTACGATCCTGCTAAGCCTGAGACATTCGAAGAATTAATGAAGTATTTTTCTCATGTTGAGGACTTGCTTATTCAGTGCTATAAGGGGAATAAATAATGGGGATAAAAGGTTTACCTAGACCAAAGAGTATGCTTAAACGCATTATTGTTCTAGTGCTAGGGGGAGTTTTTATAGGGGTTTGTGGTTATGGGCTATTCTGCCTATACGATCGTATGTTCAGCAGTATGGAGACTGCCCTAACGGTATGGGCTATTACACAAGGAGTGATCAATGCCATAATCTCCCCTGCTAAACTCTTAACGGTATTTAGGACATGAGAAAAGTGGAAATACATTATTTATGGTACGTGGTATTCATAGGTACTATAGGAAGCATTATCTCTTTCTTCAAGAGTTCTCGCAAGAAATGTTTTTCTCATTTCTTTAACAGAATCCTTGACGGAGTATTTAGTGCATATATAGTCTATGAATTGGTCTTTTATTTCTGTCAAGATATGAAAGTAAGCTATGCATCTTGTGGGATTGGTGCATGGTTCGGCAGTGATGCCTTAGTTATGGTTAGAGATTTTTTTCTAGCCAAGTATGGCATAGGACCTTTCCCTAGATGTAAAGATGACTGGGATGGAAACGAGAGGAGAAGAGATTGATTTTAAACATTGTTAGATTTAGAGATATACCTGATGGAACAATAGGTAAGTTTACTTTAATGGATAAGGATAAAACTATCTTGCATGGTTACACATTAGAGCCTGCTGGTGGAGATACTACAGAGAGTGGTAGAGATAGAAGAATACCTATAGGTGCTTACAATGTAGTATGGCATAACTCACCTAGATTTAAGAGATCATTGCCATTACTATATAACAATCTAGTACCTAGATCTAGATATATCCTTATTCATAACGGTAATTATCCTAAGGATACTGAAGGATGTATCTTACTAGGCGATAGCTATGACAAGAATGGAGTATTTAACTCTAAAGCTACTCTAAACAAGTTTCTAGAACTTAGTTATGGATATTTAAATGAAGTAAGAATAGAGGCTAACTATGATAGAGATTGATAATATAACTGAAGCTAGATTACTCTCTAATTTAAAAGCAGACTTTACTGCATCTAAATTACTCAGAAACGAGTTAGATCAGAAGATAGCTAGATGGAAGAGTGAGTACAATGCAGAGCCTTACGGTAATGAAGTTAATGGTAGATCTAAACTAGTATCTAGGGATATTAAGAAACAATCAGAGTGGCAACATGCTGCATTAATAGAACCTTTCGTATCTACTCCAGATATAGTTAAAGCTAACCCAGTAACTTATGAAGATGCTGAGATAGCTCCTAAAATAGAAGTACTACTCAATACTCAATTTTGTAGGCAGTTTAGTAGGTACAACTTTATGACTAAAGCTCTAAAGGTCCTAGATCAAGAAGGTACTGTAGTTATTAGAACAGGTTGGGAATATGAAGAAAAAATAGTAGAAGTAGAAGAAGACAGAGAGATACCTAACCCTGATTATCAGAGAGCTATAGAAGCAGTAAATCAAGGTATTACTGATCCTAGTATTCTTCAAGGTATAGAGCCTACTCTGATAACTAAAGTAAGAGTAAGAAAGACTAAGCCAGTCAAGAATCACCCTACAGCTATGGTATGCAGAAATGAAGATATATTCATAGATCCTACTTGTCAAGACGATATGGATAAATGTCAGTTCGTTATCTATAGATACGAGACTGATATGACTACACTTAAGCAAGCAGGTATATATAAAAACCTAGATAAGATCAAGATACCTACAGGCTTAACTGGTACTAACGATACTGAATACATTACTGAGGATAGCACTAGCTTTAGATTTAGTGATACTGCTAGAAAGAAAATAGTAGTACATGAATACTGGGGTAACTATGATATTAATGGTGATGACATAGCAGAACCTATTGTATGTACTTGGATAGACAATACAATTATTAGGTTAGAAGATAATCCTTTCCCTGATAAGAAGCCACCATTTTTAATAGTGCCATTCTCTGCTATACCTTTTAAGCTATATGGAGAGTCTAATGCAGAGCTATTAAGTGATATTCAAAAGATTAAGACTGCAATCTATAGAGGCTTTATAGATAATATGGCTCTATCTAATAATGGTCAGAAAGGTATAAAGAAAGGTAGTCTTGATGAATACAATAAACAGAGATTTCTCAATGGTGAGAACTTCGAGTTTAATCACTATGCTTCAGACTTCTTTATAGGCAACTTTAATGAGCTACCTAGTTCGATATTCAATGTACTTACATTAATGAACAATGAAGCAGAGAGCATTACTGGCGTAGCTAGTTTTAATACAGGTATCAACGGAAATGCATTAGGCTCGACTGCAACATCCATCAGAGGTGCTATAGATAGTGCTAGTACTAGAAGATTAAACATAGTTAGAAATATAAGTGAAAATCTAGTTAAGCCATTACTTAGAAAGTGGTTAGCTTACGATGCTATGTTCTTAGATGAAGAGTCTCAATATAGAATAACTAACGATACCTTCGTATATCTAAAGAGAGATGACTTAGGTGCTAACATAGATATTGATCTAAGTATATCTACAAGTGATGACAACAGAGCTAAAGCTCAAGAGTTAGCTTTCGTACTGCAGACTGTAGGTCCTAGTGAAGACCCTAGATTGAGAAAGATACTTATGGCTCAGATAGCTCAATTATACAGAATGCCTGATCTCGCTAAGATGATTATGGACTATAAGCCAGAGCCTGATCCTATGGCAGAACAGATGCAACAATTACAAATGCAGTTATTACAAGCTGAGATAGCTAATACTCAAGCTAAAGCTGGTGAGAATACAGTAGATCAGGATGTTAAGAGAGCTAAGGTACAAACTGAGTTAGCTAAGGCTAAGAGCCTTAATTCTATGGCAGATAAGACTGACTTAGATTACGTACATCAATATAGCGGGATAAAGGAGAAAGAAGCCTTACAAAGACAACAGTTACAAAATCAATTTAACATAGATAGAGAAACTCTGAAATTACTTCAGAGTCCTAAGCAACAATATTTATAATCTAATAAAGGGGAAAATATGGAAGAACAAGTACTAAACGAACTTGAATCTGTAGACAACAGTTACTGGGTGGAGCTAGATAAAGCTCTTAAACGATTGCTAAAAAGTGAAGACTTTAAAAGGGTTATTCTAGAAGGTTATCTAAAAGAGAAAGCCTTAAGTGGAGTAAGCTTACTAGGTAGAAGTGATGTCAAGAAACGAGGTGAAAGACCTGACGTTATTGAAGAGCTTGTATCTGTAGCTAATTTACAACAATACCTATTTACAGTTATACCATCATTAGCTGGATCAGCATTGGCAGAGGAGAATAGATAATGACTGAAGAACAATTAAATAATCTTACTGATGAAGAGCTAGAGAAGATGGTTATAGACGAGAGAGCTAATGCAGTACAAGAACCTGCAGAAGAAGCTCCTCAAGCTGTAGAAGAAGAAGTTGCTCCAGAGACAGAAGAACCTATTACTGAAGAAGTTAGTGAGCCTGTAAGTGAGGAAGTGGAACAACCTACTGAGCAAGTTGTTCAAGAGACTCCGCAACCTAAGACTTATAAAATAAAAGCTAATGGTATGGAGTATGACTTTAGTGAAGACGAGCTTATACGCTTAGCTCCTAAAGCTATGGACTATACCAAGAAAATGCAGACTATTGCACCTTATAGAAGAACTATAAGTACAATCGAGCAGAATGGTATCAGTGAAGACGATATTAACCTACTTATAGATATTAAAAAGGGAAATAAAGATGCAATCTCTTCTCTTATTAAATCTAGTGGAATAGATGTTTACGATCTTCCTGAGAACGATGGGAAATATACCCCAACTAGATATGCAGAACAAGCTGAAGCTCAAAATACTCAAAATGTTATTGCAAGACTAGCTAGAGATCCAGAGTTCGAGAAAACTAAGAGTGCCTTCGAAGTACTCGATCCCCAATCTAAGCAGTACTTGCTAAGTAATACTGAGAATATCGAGGGTCTGCATGATGATGTTAAAAATGGTATATATGAGAAGGTAATGCCAGAAGCTCTAAAGCTAGCGGCATTAGATGGTTATCAACAACCTGTTTTACAGTACTACTTTAAAGCAGGTCAAGATTATTTTACTAGGCAAGAGCAGATAGAAAAACAAGCTATAGCTACTAAAGCTAAAGAGGAAGCTATCAGAACAAGAGCTAAAGCTAGTGCTGCTCTACCTAGTTCTAGAGCAGATAAGAAGAGTGTTATTAATTATCTTGACGAAGACAATGATGATGAATATAACGCTTGGTATAAATCGCTCCAAAATAGATTCTAAAAGGAAAAACAATTATGGCAGTTATGGAATATAAAGACGGTGACAACTCAACAAGTGGTGCTAATACTATCCTACATTGGTACGATAGAGCTGGTATAAATGCAGCTAACGCTAAGAACATCTATGGTCAATTCGCTGATAGAAAATCTATGCCAACTAAGAGTGGTAAGAAATATAAGATTTCTAGATGGCAACATATTTACGATAGAGATCTAAATGCAGCAGATTTTGCTAAGTATGGTTTCTTGTCAAGTAGAAACGTAGAAGATGTTACTAATGGTCTTAATCAAGCTAAATTACCAGAAGGTAGTGGTGCTAGAAATCAAGTAACTTTCCAGAAGGTAACTATGGAGACTACTTGTGCAAGCTATGGAGAGATGATCGAGTATACTGATGAAGTAGAACTATTCAGTGAAGACGTTATGCAAACTAGGTATCGTGAAGAGCTTGGTGCTTTAGCTAACGTCAGAAACGAAGATCTAATCCAACTAGATATGCTTGGTACAGGTAACGTACTTTATTCAGGTCTAGCTACTAACCTAGCTACAATGGGTAATGGTATTACTGCTGGTGGTACATTGGATGACCAATACAGAATCAGCTATGACCTTCTAAGAAGAGCTGTTAAGAAGCTTGTTAGAAATAGAGCTGAAAAGAATACAGAGATAGTTACAGGATCTAATAAGATCGATACTAGAACTGTAAATAGAGCTTACTATGCAATTATCGGACCAGAGGTTAAGTTCGATCTAGAGAATACTACTAGAGGTAAGAACAATACTGAAGAGTTTGCATATATCCCAGCTTATAAATATGCTGATGCTAGTAATCTAGCTGAAGGTGAAGTTGGTGCTATGCACGAGGTTAGATTTATTGAGAGTGAGACAGCTGTAGTATATCGTGGTAAAGGTGCTACTGTACCTGCTGGATATACTGGTACATTATCTTATACTGGTGCTGCTGGTACAGGTAAGTTCGATGTATTCCCTATCTTGTTCCCAACTAAAGGTGCATTCGCTACTGTAGGTCTTAAAGGACAAGACAAGATTACATTTAGATCTCAAGATCCTAAACAAACTGAGTTGAGCAATCCTTATGGCACTAAAGGTTTCTTTAGTTATCGCTTCTGGTATGCAGGTATTATCTTGCAAGAAGAGAAACTATTGAAAACTCTAGTTCTAGCAAGTGCTTAATAACTTTTATCCCCTATAACTAGGGGATAACTTAAATCTAAATAAAGGATAAATTATGGCTAAGAAAAAAGATGAGAATATCGAGATCGAAAACAATGAAGAAGTTGAGACTTCTGAAGTAGAAGAGGTTACTAACCTACAAGCACTTGTAGCAAGTGTTAAGAAAGAAGCTTTTAAAACTAGAGTAGTAACTATTACATCTAACGATAAGAGAGATAATGATGTAACTAATGCAGTTATGCTAACTTGTGAAAATCAATTCTTTAGCTTATCTAAAGTAGTGCCTTTAAATGTACCAGTAGAGTTAGAGCAATGTCTCATAGATTCTGCTAAGGACGTTAGAATACCTATCCATAGCGATGAAGTCATTAATGGTAGAAGAACAGGCAATGCTAAGGTAGAGCTAGTTAATAAATATAATATCAGCTACGAGGACTAATCAATGGCTAAGACTAAAGTAAAGATCACAACTGACTATAAGAATGTAAAGGTAGAGCCTAATGACATTACTTCAGGTGAAGTATTATCTAAAGAGTTCTATGGTGAGAATAGACTTCAATGGTTAGGTGAAGGAGCTTTCGATGTCTTAATGCACGCTATTGATGAAAATCTACGTATTCAATACGATAATGGTAGGATATTGGGCGATACATACGCCCAAGCCTATATTCAATTAGTCTCAGCTGCAATAGACAAGTCTGTTAATCTAGCTATAGCTAACGCAGAATTAAAACTAAAGATAGCAGAACTAGAACTAAAAGAAAATCAAGCTGATGAAGACGAAGCTCTTAATAAACTAAAACAAGAACAATTAAGAGCGCAAACTAAAGTATACGATAGACAGATCGAAGGCTTTAGTGATAACTTAAAACTAAAACTACTTCAATCTCAGCTAGAGTCTTTCTCAATGATATTCGCTTCTGGTATGCTAGATTTTAATGAGAATGCAGCAGCATTCCCTAAAGCATTAAAAGCATCTTCACTATCTGAAGTCTATGATGACCTTAGAGCTTCAAGCTTAATTGACTGGGAAGCTAAGAAGAAATATAAGGTAGAGAATAGAATAGAGAAGGGTGGAGAACCTAGTGGCATAGAGTTATAGGATTATCGCTATGGGTTGGTTTTCTAGAACTGTTGAACGAGATAAAACCCTTTTTATTCCTTATGTAAGTGATCCTCTTAAGAAAAATAAAATAGGACAAGCTTATAAAAACCCTATACAAAAGAGTTATTTAGAAAAATTTTTAAACTTGAAAAACAGAAAAATCTCTAATAATAAAGCACTATATAAAAATATTCTAGATATTAATTTTCAGCATGAAGCAGGTTTTGTAAAGTTTAAACTACCGTATAGTCGAAAAACTGCTTTTTATATTGTGACTTATGATTTTGAACGAATAAAACAAGTAACTGGTATTCAAGGAGAGATAAAATCTTACCAATTAGGTTTTATGAATACCTTAGCGGAAGAATATATTATATCTAAACAAATCGAATATAATTTTACTTCTAAAGAGTTTTTAAAAGATGGATATACTTTTAAGTATTTAGGGAGTACTTCTGCACTAGTTATACAAGAAAAAGAAAACGATTCTAAGTATAAAGTAGATCAAAGAGTATTTTTGAGTGATATAGGTATTTTTACTTCTTTTAAAAATTATATTAAGAGTGTCTATCAGCCTCTCTTATTAGAAGAAATTAAAACTACTTTCAATATAGATCCTTTAGATAAGAATATTGATTTACATCTTACTGAAATCGAAGTCGATAAAGATGTAGATGAAGCTACTAAAAGAGTTCTATTTAGATTATCTCAAGGACTAACATGGAAAGGGCATACGGAAGAAAAAGTAAACAATGAAGGTACAACTACTTCTCAATTAAAAATAGAAGTAGTTTCTAAAATTGTAGAAGTGGATAACTGGGTAAATGATCTTAGACTACTTTTTAAAGAGAATAGTCCTTATTTTATAGAATATGAATTCAAGAAAGAAAGAGGTATTTACTTTGGTAAAAATAGCGATAGTATAGCCACTAAACGTAGTGCTAGAGCAGAATATCTTGCTGCAGAGTATCCTTTATCTACATCTATTTATAGTAATAAGTACGCACGGATGGCTCTAGAAAAAGCTGGATATAAAGAAAGGTCTACACCCAAAAGAAGTAAAAAAGACCCTAAAGGCAAGGATCTTGTTCACGAAATGATGAGTACTAAAAATCTTGCAACAGCTAAGATTAGCCAATATCTAGATTTAACTTGGTTCTTGTATAAGAGAGTGCGAGAAAATAAGTTTTGGCAAAAATATTTACACACAATCTATAAATATTTTGAAGAGATAGCCTCTACTGGAGAAGATATTAAAAAAGCTCCTAGAAGTGTATATTGGGTAGGTAGGTACTTTTTTAATATTCAACTTATAAAGAGAGAAATCATAAATGAACCTATGACTAAAATATGCTATACAGGATCAGAGCTGATGTGTAATGAATTATTCTTATACTTAAATATACCAGATTGGAGTAGCTCTACACAAGAACAAGTAGAAAAAAAGATTTTTTCTAAATTTACTCAGTATGGGTTAAATCTTAGCTTCTTTTTTTGTCGCAATACAGACAATGATGGGCGTAGTTCTGACTATTCTGGTTTAGATAATATATTCGATATATGGTACACAGATACTGGGCTTATAGTAGATCGCAGCGATGATTATGAGCATTCTTTAGGAGCAGACTAATGAGAATACTAGACAAAGATTTTACTATAGGTTTTGTAAATCCTAAAGATTTAATGAAAGGTGGGAATACTTTTACCCTAATACCTTATAAAGGTCCTTATTCGAAAGAAATAAGAGTAGGAGAATATAATCCTAATGTTGATACAAGTGCAGTTCCTCAAACATTTGAAGGTCTTTTTCCTTACATTAAAGTAGATCCTGATGAATATAAAAAGACTACAGGTAAAACTTGGTTTAATCGAGGAGAAGAAGTTTTTACTGTAATGGAATCTACTCAATACGAAATCAAAGAAAGAGGGCTTAGAAAAAAAACAGTAAGTGATTTTCAACCTATGACTTACGATCTTAGGAGTAGGTATCATTATGGACCTAATTTTGATCCTTCGTGGAATGTTACAACGGCATACTCTGAAGCTATTTATGCCATTCCTCCTATGCCTTCTAGATTATGGTATAGAACTCCTTATGTAGTTCAATTAGAAGTTTTTTTAAGTACTCTAAAAATTACTACTAAATATGAGTGGGAAGAAAAAGAAAGCACACATTTTGGAGATTTTTTTAGAATAGTCTTTGTCCCTATAGCCAGTGCTGTCTTCGCAGGTTCTTCAGGTGGAGGAGCTGCTGCCTTTATTTCGATGGCAGGAAGCATCATGTCTCTTGCTGCTGAGGATAGTGAAGGTCCTAATGCTAAATATTGGAAAATAGGTGGAAATCTTTTATCTATGTATGGTGGTATGTCTGGATTCTTATCTGGAACTACTAAACTTGGAGCTAATATGGCTACTACAATGTTAGCCTTGCAAGCGGCAAGTACAGCTGTTAGTATAACGAGTACTTTTAATCAAGATAAGAAAAACAGAGAAGCAAGAGATTTAGCTGCAGACATAGAAGATCTTAAAGCTCTAGCTGAAGCGGAGAAAGCTAAAACAGAATCTGCAGACAGTACTCTTAATTTAGAAGAGTTTAACATAGATATAAATAACGAATCCATGCAAGAACTCTTAACTCTTTTTTCAATAGCTGAGTTTCAAGAGAATGCAATGGCTACAGGTGAGCTATTTAGAGCTTCAGAATTTTTAGAGCAAGACTCTTATAATAGATTTAAATAAAGGAGAGAAAAATGGCGTATATTGAAGATAGTATACTAAATCAGTCTACCTATATCCCTAATTGGCTTCAATCTAATGGATTTAATGGTACTGGTATGCAACTAGGTGGGAGTTATGCTCCTAAACAATTTTATACAAGCAATGCATCTACATTAGCTGGTAGAAACTTAACACTCCCTAATGATAGTGGAAATGCTTTAACGAATGCTTGGGATGGTATTCGTAACTGGTGGAATGGTGGTGGTACAACTACTACACTAGCTGACGGATCTACGGTAACCAGAGGTACTAATGGAGAAATGCTTGGCAATATAGGTGGCTTAGCTATGGGTGCTTATGGTATCTACTCAGGCTTACAAGACATGCGTAAGAATAATAGACTCTATAAAGAGCAGATGGAGAATATGCAACTGCAACGAGATGCCTTTAAAGAGAATATGGCAAGAGACAGAGCTGAATACAATAGGCTTAAAGGTCAGAGAGCAGCATTAACAGCAGCTTACGGAGCATAATATGTCATACTATAATCCTCAACAATATATCTCGATACCTCACTTCGACTCTCCTATGAAGAGTGATAACTTCAGAACATTCTCTGCAATGCAAGAAGCTTGGAATAGGTATCAGCAAGAGAAAAGACTAGAGGAACTCCACCCTTTACAGGTGGAGAACTATGGTCTTAGGAATCGAAATCTAACGTTAGATAACGAGTTACAAGAGAAGCTTAATCCTTTAAAGGTAAAGAGTGAAGAGTTACTAAATACTCTTAGGGATAAGCAGAATACTAAGACTCAACAAGAGATAGATTTCGATGCAGAGAACAATCCTTTACTTCTTGAAAACAATCGTTTAAAGAATATAGGACAGAGCATAGACAATCAGTATGGTAATCTAAAGAATGCTAATCAGAGAATACAGAACGAGCAAGCTCAATGGGGATTTAACAATCTACAGAATGAGTACAGAATGATTAATGATGTATTCGGTAAGCCTGCTGCAGTTAGACAAGCTGAACTACTTGAAAAAGAAGCTCAAGCTATGATAGAGACAGAGAATGCTAATAGAGATTGGTACAATGCTGAACGAGATAAGGTTATGATGGCTCAGAGAGCTGGTGACTCTACTTCTCCTCGTCCTAATATACAGCAAACTAATGATGGTAAATTCATTGACCCATCTACTGGAGATGAGTATGAAAGAAAACTAAACCCTAATACATTAGATTTTGAGTATGTCTGGAAAAAGCCAACAGATTTAAGTAAACCAGTTAGTCCAGAAAAGAAATATTCTGATAGAACTTTATCTCAGCAACAGTTGAAGAATATTTCTAGCTTGAGTCCAGAAGAGTTTCTTGCTTTACCAGAAGATGTTTTAAAATCTTATGCTCAATCAATGCTCCCTATAATGAATACTAACTCTAAATTTAGGGATGACGTACTTCATAATCGTGTAGATTCTGCTCAAAATAAGTATTTACGAGAAACACTGGCAGATGAGTATAATCAGGATAAAGCTTATACTCTATATCCTGATGGAGCTGGAAGTTTTTTAAAGATACCTGCTACATACGATAAAGAAAGTGAAGAAGGAAAGTTCTACGAGGAGTATAAAAAGAAACATCCAATATTTACAGACATGGATAAGATGCTAGCAGATACAAAGTATTTAGAAAAAGAGCATTTCAATTCTCAATTAAACAATGTAGGTTTCTATAAAGTGTACGATCCTTTTTCTAAAACAGAAATGAAAAAAGCTATACAAGGTAGAGATGATTTTGATAACCAACAATTTGGGTGGAGTCCAGAAATTAATAAGTATGAAAGATTGGCTAAAGAAATAAGAAACTCTTCTACTTCTAATGAAGCTCTTATGGATATGCAACAAAACTTTTGGCATGAAGCTAAAGAAGCAGATCCTAAAGTTTTCGAAAATCTAAAACAAACTACTCTATCTGACTCTAATGGTAATATTTCTAGAGATTTTTTAGCTTATATACCTTTAGTCATGCCTACTGGAAAGCAAGGGATTAATTTACGCAGTAATCCTAAAATGCTTCAAGCAGTTCTAAAAGTAGCAGAAAATCCTGAGGAGTTTAATGCAATGAAAGCATTAAAGCAAGGTGAGTTTCAGGCATTCGGCGATAAAGATCAAGATATAGCGTACCTTCTTGAAGATCTTGCTCAGTTTGTATCTAAACAGCATAAAGGTCCTAAACAAGCTACTGGTTTAACTTATGCGAATAGTTATGAATTAGGTTATACTGATAGTAACGGTAAGAAAAGAAAGTCTTTAGGAATTACTTTACCTATTCCAGACAAAGAAAGTATGGGAACTTTCATAGAAGATTTTGCTAATTATAAAAGAAAACGTAATTGGGAAAGATATGTCAAGAGAGAATAGAAAGCTAATGCTATAGAGAATGATGCTCGTCTAGCAGGATCACTTACCAACAGACCATCTTCTTCTACTTGGTTTAATTTACTTAGAAATTAATAACTATTAGATAGATATACTGCAAAAATAGTTATAAGTACAAAGCCTGCTAGAAACAAAACGGCTATCGTAAATCTAGTTTCTTCCGTCTGTAACTCGTTATGGGATACAACGGAAGACTCGCTTGAAAGTACTTTAGAGATACCTATAAGACTGTCAAGATTAAACTTAGTACTAATACTATTAGCTACCATAGCTTTCGTATACTTATCAGGATCATTGGAGAATTTATCCTTTAGATATTGTTCTCTTCTTAGTTCTAGCTCTCGATCAGCTATTCGTTTATCTAAATCAGCTTGAACTTGCTTAGCTTGAAGTTCAGCTTCTTGTTTAATTCTATACTCGTCTAACTTCTTTTTAGCTTCTTTTTCTGCATCAGCTACTATATCTTGAAAATTACTCATAGGACTTCCTTGCATTTTAACGATAAAGTTACGAATATTAGCTATTCTTCTGAGCTATATTTTAAAATAGATAGATAAAAATAAACTTAAAATTACAATATTCGAAAAGGATGTCCATACAATTAATTTACCCTATTACTATTGCATTCTTCAGTTAGATATAATAATACTATTACCTTAAAAAATATTACCATAAAGGAGAAAATATGGGTTTAGCAGACAAGAAGTTTAAAGCTCAACAAGCCTTTACAAATAAGTTAGCAGAACTAGAGCCAGACGATTATCAGATAGGTTTAGACCTAGCTGACGAGACGTTAGCTAACATTACAGCAGAGCAAGCTAGGAGAGAACAATATGCTAACTTTAAGCGAAATATGACCTTAAATGCTCGTAATCCTTATGCTACTCCAGATCTAACAGGATTAACTTCTGAAGGTCTATTAGCTAGAGGCATGAGCATAAATAAACAGCTACATGGACTACAGAAAGCAATAGAGAATGGACAGAGAGCTGATGAGTTTGAGCAACGAAGGCAACTTGACTTAATGCGACAAGATATAATAGATGCAGAGCTAGATAGGAATAGAGCTAAACTCAATACTACTAGACGAGAACTAGCTAATCAGTTTACAAGACAATTAGGAGTTAATCGACTAGAGAATGCTGCTGGAGTATTCACTGAAGATTATGTACCTACTGATGATGCTCATGACTTTACAACTATGGGTACTATTAAATCTCAAGCTCTAGAATGGGGTGGAGATGCTTTAAAAGGTATCGGTGGAGCAGTAAAAGGTCTAGGAGATGTAGTAGATACTGCTGGATATATGTTAGATGGAGTATTACCTACTCATACTCAAGACGATGGACTTAGTTTAGCTCAACGCTGGAATAAGAACTGGAAGAAAGCTCAAGCAGATGATGGCTTACTAATGTCAGGAGTAACTGATGGCTTGAACTATATAGGTAATAAGGCTCTCGCAGCTAGTAAAGACATCAATGCTCAAAGTCTTAATACAGTTGAGAGCTTAAGACGACAATGGGATAGAGATAACTACTCAGTATTGGATATGACTAAAACTATAGGTGGTATGGCTGCAGAGTTTCTTACTCACCCTGAGGTACTTACTACTGTGACTACAGGTGAATTAGGTAAAGGTATTCAATTAGGAGTAGCTGGTATCAATGCTCTAACTAAAGCTACTAATATGGACATAGATAAGAGAGAAGCTTTAGCTAGAATACAAGGTTTAAGTGATAAAGATGTCTATAAAAATAAGGTAGGCATAGATGGTATCCTAGAACAAGCTCCTGCTGCTTTAGCCTATACAGGTCTAAACTATATAGAAGCTTCAGCTTTACTAAAAGGTATGAGTAAATCTATGCCTAAAGGTCTTTACAATGCTGATCTAAAAGAAGTAGCTGGTTATCTAACTAAGTCATTGCCTGAAGAGGATATGCTTAGAATAGCTAAGAATGGTTTTACTCCTAGCGAAGGTGGTATTATCTCTAAAATGATGCCTACATTCTCTAAGACAGCTTCTGAAGAGGCTAAAGACCTAACAGCTAAAGAAGTACTAAAGTATGCTCTAGGTGGTATAGCTAAACAAGGAGCTAAATCTGCTGGCTATCTAGGTGGTAGAGCTGCAGTAGGTGCATTAGGTGAAGCTCCTATAGAGTATCTACAAACTAAACTAGAACTAAGTGCTAGACCTGATCTAACAGCAGTAGAGAAAGAAGAGCAAGCTAGAGATGCTGCTATAGCTGGAGGACTAGTAGGTGGATCTATCGGAGCTAGTACTCATATCCCAGCGACTGCTCTCAATACAGGTAAGAGTATCTACACTAAAGCTAAAGACATCTATACTAGAACTAACGATAAAGAAGTCAATGCTGATCTTGCTAACGCTTCTAGTGAGCCTATATATAATCAAGAACTAGATAAAGCTTTAGATATTATATCTAGAGCTAGTACTCCATCAGAGACTCCTACAACTAAAGAGTTTATGGGTGAGATAGGTGGAGCTTTATCTTATATAGGTCAGACTGAGAACTTCTCTAAACTACCTAAAGAAGTTCAGAATACGGTTAAGAATATAGGTCCAATTATCCAAGAACACTTCGCTCGTAAGAAAGAAAATCCTGACTATAATGTTGTAGAAAGTATGACTCCACTAGAGAGTACTTTAGCTGCTCTTAGAATGCAACAGCCAGAGATAATTGAAAGTATGCTAACAGGACAAGAACTCCATAGTCCTAGCAACAATAGCTCAAGAGCTAAGGAGATTGAGAATAACTATAATACTTTAATGAGTGCCTACAATGATATCCAGAACTCACCTAATGCATTCTCGCCAGAAGAATATAAAGCAGTTACTAGCTTAGCTACTAGTATTAAAGACAATCTAGCTAATGGTAAAGAAGGTTATCACGATATATCTAAAGATATATTCATAGAAGGCTTTACTGATAAATATGGTAAAGAAAGACCTTCACTTACTAACTACTTAGCTAAGGCTATGTCTTCTAGAACTTCTAAAGAAGACTTATCCAAAATGAGTGAGAATATCTCTAGCTTTAAAAAATCTCAAGAGAATAAAGCTAAACTATACGAATATGCTAGTAAGTATCCTATCAATGATGGATCAGTATATACTTTCAGAATACCTAAGCAAGCTTCTGCTGATACTAAAGTAGAAGTAATTAAAGGTGCTATAGATCGAGAAGACGATAAGCATGAGGGCTACCATACATGGATTAAGCGACCTAATGAGAAAGCTAATAATATTCTAACTAAGCAACTAGCTGAACTTAGAAACGAGATAGATACAATAGATACTATTAGTAGTCTAGTAGCTTATAAGACTAAATCTAAACAAGATGTTTCCAAGAAAGAAATTACTGAACCTAAGCCAGAAACTAAGGCAGAAAATACTCAACCTAAAGTAGAGCCTAAACCTACTCCTAAACCAGAGGTTAAACCGACACCTAAGCAAGAAGCTAAACCTGAGCCTACTCAAGAGAAAGTACAAGAGCCTAAACCTAAGGCAGAACCGAAGCCTGAACAAGTTTCTCAACCTAGCACTAATACTACTTTAGATACCGCTCCAGCTTCTAAACCTGCCGAGAATACAAGTCCTAAAAAACCTGAGCCTAAACCTCTAGAACCTATCGAGGTAGATTCTAAACCTATTATGGATACTCTCTTAGATCAAGAGACTAGTATGCCTGAAGAGCATAAACTTAAAGTTACACAGCTTAATTTTCATTTTAAACCAAGCGAGAAAGCTAACGGTATCTTAGTAAAAGATCCTAAGACAGCAGTTAATAATATTAGAGACTTCTTAGGAGCATCAGTCTATACTCAATTAGATATGACACTATTAAAAGGAGTAGGGCTTACAGACGAGAAAGGTAATCTAGTCTCAGCCTTACCTGATAGTAAGAATGGTGATAAGAAAGCTCCTGCAAGCTTACTACTTAATGATAATAGAGTAAGAGCTAGTCTGATGTACCGTGGTTTAGAATGGCTTATAACAGGTCCTATGAACTATACTGCTGACTATATGGATACACTAGATACCATATCTAAGATGGGTTTCCCTGAAGAAGCTATAAACGATCAGTTTATAAAGACAGCTATGACACATACCTTCGCTTCTACAGCGTTACCTGCTATAGGTAGAAAAGTCTTAAAAGATATAGGCTTTAGTGTGAATAAAGAGAATACTAGTTCAGAAGAGTTATCTTTAATAGAACAAGAACTAGGGTTATATGCAATCAGAGCCTTGATCAAGAATGACTTAGTTAAAGAAACTTCTATAGAGATAGACTCTAAGAATGGTACTAAAGTTAATTTCTATGGCTTAGGCAATGTAAACTATCGTAAGTTCTTAAAGCTAGATGGAGATACTGATCTATATAAGAAGATGAATAATCTCTCACTTACTTTAAAAGATAGCGAAGCTGAAGTATCTTCATATATGACTGAAAAACCTGAAGTAGATGACAGTCCATATACATTTATAAAAGGTAAGGGCAATACTAAAATCTCAACTATACATAAGAAAGCTCTTAATGTTATCAAGACTACTCCATATATGCCTATAGATAGAGAAGCTATAACAGAGATTATCAATGATGAAAGCTATGTAAAAGCTCTAAAGAAAGGTATGGGCTATATAGAACTAGATGAGACAACTACTGATCCTAATAGTCCTAAATATATCTTGCCTTCAGATTTAGACTCTGTAAAAGGCAAGAATAGAGAGATTGAGCAATCAATCGAATCTATGAAGCATTACATCAATTCAGAAGACAGTATAGCTCCTATATATTTTGACTCATTTATGAGTAAGAATAATAGGTTCTTTATGAGAAGTACTAACATAAACCCTCAAGCGACTAAGTTTCATAGATTTCTAGTAACTCCAGTAGATTCTAAGGACACTTACGAGATCAAGAATGGTGAAGTTACTACTTCAGCTTTCTATATATCTATAGCTCAAGCCTTCGGATTTAAGACTGACAAGAAAGCTACTAAGTCTTCAATAGATTTTGGTAAAGCTATCGTAGAGAAGTTCGCTGAGAGTGATCCTAAAGACTACTTGAAGTTTATAAAAGCTCTTATAAGTGATGGTAAAGAGCATAAGATAGCTGGTAAGACTATAGAGATAGAAGAGGTATCTCATGCTATCCAAGCTGCCTTAGCTATACGAGATCTAGTTAATGCTAGAAATAGTGGTAAGGACTCATTCGAGACTACAATAACGACAGAGATCGATGGTATAAACAATGGTCTTATACTAAAACTAAATCAGTATATGCTATCTCCTGATTACGTAGATAATCTAGCGGCTGGTGGAGTTAGCTATGGTACTAATACTAGTGAAAGGATCAATGACAAGTACGATAAAGGCTTTCTTGACTTGTACCAAAGGTTCGCTAAGAATATAGGTGAATACTTAGAAGCTGGTAAGGCTAATACTAGTGAAGCTATAAACAATGCTCATAAGTTCTTGAGACTGAATCCAAGTAAGAAATTTAGTGCTACTCTATCTAGATTAATAGAAAACCTAGCAGGTAAAGTCTCTCAAGAGGTATCTCATACATTCGAGTTAGATGAAGGTAAAGTATCTTCTAAAGCTAGAAAAGCAGCTAAGCCTATATCTCAAGTTTTTAGCTATGGTGCTGGAGAGAAAGCTTCTATACTTAACCTATCTAGATATTTCACTGAAGGATTACCTAAGTTAGCTTATGCTTATGCTAAGAGAAATGATCCCGCTGGTAAGCAAGCGTATGAGATATTAACTAATATAGTGAATCTAGATAAGAGTAACTTAGATATTGAAAAAGTTAAGAAACCTATGGAGGAGTATCTTAACTCTGATCAAGGTATCCTAGCTAAAGAGATATGGTTAAATGATGTCGTAGATTCAGATGGTACTACAAGCAAGAAGAAGTATACTGTAGGACAACTATTAGATGCACTATACTTCTCAGTACTCAATGAGCCTGCTATAGCAACTCTAGAAGCTACATATCCATTCGTACGTCAGATGAATGAAGCCATAAATCAAGGAGTTAATGCAAGGATTAATGATGTAGCTACCCAGATTGAGGCTGCTAAAACTATAAGAAAAGAAGAGTTAAATACAGATACTCTAACTATAGCTGAAGAAGAAGCTATAGAGAAAGAAGTACTTAAGAAACATCCTCTACCTTATACGTCTTACTTAGCTGATGACTCTGTAGGTAATGCTAAGTCTTCTATATTCGATAAATTAGATAAGACTAACGATAACTATAAGAGACAAGTTACTATGCAAAGACTTAAGACTGAAATGGCTGATAGTAAGTTTAAGTGGATAGCTAAGACTATAAATGGTAAGTATTCTATGTTTACTGATGTAGGTGCTGCATCTAACGTACTGATAATACACGGTATAGACGGAACCCATGTAGGTATAGTTATTGTAGTGATAGATAAATCTGGTATACATGTAATACCAGTACATGATGCTTTAGTCATATCTGCTAAGAAGGCTCAAGAAGTTAATAAGATTTATAACGAGAATGCTTCTATAGATCTTGAAAATCGTAACTTAGTTAGAGAACTAGCTTCACAGATAAAAGATGTAGCAACTACCATTGATATGGAGAAGAATGACTTAACCTTCAATGACTTCGTTATATCTAGTGAAGTTAATAGAACTATACTAAAACATGCTTCAGTAGTCTATGACAACTTACAAAACGGTATCGAAGGTAGTGAGTATACTCTTACAGGTACTCTTAACGATTCTAAAGAATTAAAGCGATTACTTATCACTCCATCTATGACTAAAACTAAAGGAGTAGATATAATTGATAGCGTGATAGCCAAGCTTAAAAAAGATAGCCAGAGAGATTTAATAGAAGATCTAAAAGAATTAAAGCATGAATTAATTAAAGCTCAAACTTCTTTAGATTTCGAAGAGAAAGATAGAACAGAATATGCTGAAAAGATATTTACTGACCTATATAGTGGTATGGCTACATCTAAAGAAGAAGCTAAGCAATTCTTATCAGAGATTAATAAGCTTAGAGAACTAGGCATACCTAGTAATATCCCTAACAACTCCAGATTTAAAGAAGAAGCTGAAGCATTCAATAAATTAGAAGCTACCCTAGTTGGAGAATACATTAGATCTGGTAATATATCTATGCCTGTACTTCAAGAAGCGGTAAATAAAATTAATTCTATTCTCACTGAAGAGTCTAAAAAGCAATCAGGAGAAAGAAGTGCCAGTGGAGTAGCAGATAGATTTACAGCATTCAATGATTATATCAATGAAGTTAAGTTAGCAAGTCCTGTACTAAAACAAGTGCTTCATTACTTAGAGCATTCAGAGGATGTCTCTTTAGATATCGTACAAGGTCAGATTAGAAGCATTCTTGATAGTCAAGTTATAGATAAATCTCTTCATTCTCCTAATAACTCTAATGAGAATACAGATAGTACTCTTACTGAAGAGTTCACTTATGATGGCAATCCAGAGACACTTCTATCTAAACAAGCTGAAATGAGATCTATAGATAAGTTAGATGGCTTATACGATGAAAATCATAGTAAGCAATTACAAGATGTCTTTAAACAAGTGATCAATGCCTCTAAAGAATCTCTGAAAGATTTAAAAGTCAGAATAGAAGAAGCTAAGGGTAAGTTACACGAGGGTTCATTCGATCCTTATACTAGAGTATCTAAGATTGTAAGAGCTTCTACTCCAACTAGATCTGGTATGAGCCTAGAAGAAACTTATACTCACGAAGTACTCCACGCTAGTTTAGAATATGGTCTTAGAACAGCAGGGCTTAATTCTAGAGAAGGACAATATCTAAAAGAGATACATTCTCAAGCTATCAAGTATCTAGAAGTAGAAGACTTCTTGCCTAAGGTATCTACTGGAGATGCTAACGAAGATATGAAGATAGCTAAGAAGATGTATAAACACTTTACAACTAGCTCTAGTAGTGAAGCTTACTTGAATAGCTTGAATGAGTTTATGGTTATGGGTATAACTGATAGAACTCTAGTAGAAAAACTAAAGAGTATACCTTACGAGCATAGGCGTAAAGAGTCTAAGGCTACTAACTTATTCGAAAGAATGGTCGAGGTAGTGCAAGACTTTATCTCTTATGCCTTTAATAAGACATTCAAGGGAGCTAAATCAGGTAGCTTATATGATGCTCTCTTAGCTTTAGATTTAAAACTAGCTAACGCTAATGCTAGAGTAGTCCAAGCTAGAGCTAAGCAGATGACTATGGTAAGAGCCTTGTACGATGCAGCATTCGAGAAAGCTAACGATAAGATCAAGGCTAGTTTTAATGCCTTTATAGATTGGGCTAAGAAGAACAATATGACAATTAAGGTGAATGAGTATCCTAAGTCTTATCTAGATTCTTTAACTAATATGGTAAAACTACAAGTAGAAGCTGCTATTCACCCTGAAAAGCGAGAAGTATTACAGAGCTTCATGCACAAGATACAAGTAGCTAGATATGGTGGATGGTTACATACTCTATGGCAAGACTTTACTAAAACAGATAAACTAGGTAGAACAATAGAAGGTTATATCTATACTGCTAACAGAATTGATGCTGATGCCTTAGCCACTAAGACAGTAACTGAGAAAACTTTAGCTAATCTATTCTCTAAACCTTTAGATGACATAGAAGCTAAGAACTTAGGTATTGCCTTGTTAGATACTGATATGGGTTATCTTGTTAAGAAGTACTCATTAGATGAAGTATCTAAATATCTAAAGGATAAAGATAAGATAAGAGACAGACAAGCTAAGATCAGACAAGAAATTATAGACCTAGCTAAAGGAGATGAAGCTCTATCTAAAGTTAAGCCTGAAGAGTATTATAATTTCATTGAAGCTCAAGCTAGTGGTCTAGCTACCTATATGGTAACTAATCAAGCTGATCAAGATGGACAACTTTTAAATGCAGAGAATATAGCTAAGATGCTTGGTTCGTCTAAGGCTATAACTCAATCTAATAAAGAGATTGTAGATCTAATAGATGAATTAGTATCTCTGAAAGCTATAGATGGATTGCCTAAGAAGTCTAAAGAATTAGTTATAGATAAGATAGCTAATGAGAAATCTGCTATGCAAGGATTATTCTCATTCTTAGAAACTCAAAATGAGATAGCTCGTAAGAAGTTATTTAATGGATCAAAGTTTAATATTATTAAAGGCTATAGATCTGAGGTATATAATGCAGATACTGATGTAGTTATAGCTAGAGTAGATGAAGCTGATAGGTTAAAGACTGAAGGGTATAAGCTAGTAGCTAATATTACTACTAAAGACGATGCAGATACGTTCTCTGCTCCTAGAGCATTTTATGTAAATGAATGGATAAGTAATGCACCTAAGTGGAATAAGGCTGCTGTTAAGCTTACATCTTTACAATCTAGAGGACATACTCTAAACGATCTCTATGTACAAGATATAACTAGTGGTAATGGAGTAAGTAATGAACAATTCTTAGCTACTCTAAAAGCTGTAGAGCAGAAACATAGAGCTAATGCTGATGCAATGTTTAAGAGAACTAAACGAGTAGTGAATGAACAACCTTCATTAGTCCCTACACTAGATGCAACAGGACACTTCGATCAGTTTAGATATACTATGAATAAAGGTGTCAAGAGTGAGATAGTAGGTATGGATACTAATATCTTTAAATCTTTAGCTCAATACGCTTCTACAACTCAAGATAAGATTGCTACTATTAAGCATAATGAAGAGGTAGCTACAAGCTTATATAACTATTATATAGATCATGCTTCTGAAGTTAATCCATTCAAGATACCATTCGTAGAATTGTCTAAGCATTCTAAAGACGAGAGAATACAAGAGATATATAGACTATTACCTAAACCTTTCTTAGATAAACTCGAAGAGAAGTTTGCTGATAGACCTATAATGATCAGAGCAGATATGCTTAACTGGGTATTCGGCTTTAGAGATATAGATATTAAGAAGACTAAAGCATTCTCTTCACTCTCTTCTGGACAATTAAAACGAATAGCTTTAATGGCAGATACCTTAGTTAAAAAGGCAACTAAGATAGCTAAGAGTAATGTAGTGGCTAAGAATACTAAGACAATCACTTCTAACATTATCAGTAACTTCAACCTTATACTAATGCAAGGCGGTAATCCTAAACAGATGTGGGATGATCATGTCGAGGGAGTGAATTTACTAGAAGAATATAGAAAGAATGTTTATAGACTAAAAGAGCTTCAGACTTTAGAGAAGTCTGGTAAAAGAGTGAATAAAGCAGAGATAGAGAATATTAAGCGAAGGCTTAATGACTCTCCTATTAAAGAGATGATTCAGAAAGGTCTATTTACTTCGATCGTAGAGGATATATCTATGGAGGATAGTAAAGATGCTATAGACGAGAAGATAGATGCTATCAAGGCTAAGTTACCTTATCCTGTAAGAACAGCACTAGAAACTATGTTCATAACTAAAGAGACTACAATGTATCAGACTCTAGCTAAGATACTAAGTGCATCTGACTTCGTAGCTAGATATGCTCTTAAAAAAGAGCTAGAGAGACAAGGTCTACCTAAAGACGAGATATATAATAGGATTATAGATAGTTTTATTAACTACGATATACCTATGTCTCCAGCTAGAAAGGCTTTAGAAGAGAGAGGCTTCTTGGTGTTCTCTAAGTTCTTTACTAGAATACAGAAAGTATTAACTAGTGATATACTGAAAGAGAAACCAGCTCAAGCCTTATTCGGTATACTATTGAACTCTAAGGCTGGCTTAGATTTAGAGACACCATTCGATTCTTCAGTAATTGAGAAGAATTATGATGTCCTATTCTCTAACCCTATTACCCAACTAGGTAATGCAATGACACCAGCTAGTTTTCAATACTTTAAATAATACTAGGGGATTTTCCCCTAGTGTGCCATAAAGTGTGCCAAGTTTTAGAAATACTACTAGTCTTAGGATAATTTCTAAGATCACTAGAATGTCTAAATATAGGATAGAAATGCACATTATAGAGATTATTTTTTGCTTTAAGAAATATTTTTGCAATATTGTTAAAAGTCCATATTTCAATTCGTTCTAGTCTTGATGTGCCTTAATCGTGTCAAGACTAGCTTTTATAGCTTCTTTATCTTCAGTCTTCACTCCAGTAAAATGTCCATAAACTTGCTCTAACATTTTCATAGATGAATGTCCTAATGCCTCTTTAATAATTAATGGATTAACCTTATCGTTGAGCAATAAACTAGCATAGGTATGTCTAAGACTGTGGAATCCTGCATAGGGTAAATCTAAAGCATTACATAAGTTCTGAAATGCTCTACCTAGTCTCTGATAAGACATGGTAAATCCCTTGAAGTTATTAAACTCTGTTAGGATATCTTTAGGTATATAGACAACTCTAGGTTTATTAGTCTTGGTAGGATGTAACCCACCAGTATTAATGGCTATTGTCTTAGATATAGAGATAAACTCACTAGATATATCTTTAGATGTCAATGCTAGTATCTCTCCTATCCTAGCTCCAGAATAGAAAGCTAGTAATAATACAAGCCTAAGTTCACCCTTAGCACTATTAATCAATCTAGGGATATCTTCTTTAGAATATACAACTCTAGTCAAGCTCTGTTTAGTATTTACCTTTATATTATAGACTGGATTAAAGGTAATAATACCTTGCTTTATAGCATACCTAAAAGCTTTACTAAGTACCATTAAATAATTCTTAATAGTATTAGAGCAATAGCCTTGTTTGGATAGCATAATCGAGAACTTTTCTATATCTATGACAGTGATCTCTTGAATACTCCTATCTTTAACCATCTTCTTTATACTAGATATAGTATAGATAATATTCTGCAGAGAAGAATTACGTAAATAGTTTTCGTCTAGTTCTAGGGATAAATCTAAGGCATCGAAGAGCATTAGTTCTCTAGGCTTATCTTGCATAAGCTTAGGTATCAGTTCTACTCTAGCATAATTAAGATTAGTCTTATTCCACTCTAATTTTAAACTCTGTCTGTATCGCTTACCTCCCTTGACATAATCAGCATAAATAATATTATTACGCTTGTATAGTTTCATTGTTAAACCTTTCTTGTAGTAAGGCATCTCTATCCCAAACTAATATCCTATCTGAAATTTTCTTATAATGAATATTAGGTAGATAGATAGCCTTAAATACTCTAAGCCTAAGAGCATTAGGAGTGATACCTAATAGCTCTGCAGCTTGAGTATTACCCTTGATCTTTTTAGGATATATTCTCTGTAACTCTCTTAGTTCTAGGGTATCTACAATTTTAGATAGAGATAAATCTAAAGCTCTTGTAAATATACTAAGAAGTTCAGATTCACTCATATTAGTTCTCGCTATCTGCGAAGACATGAGCCTTAACTATAAAGATAGTCTTATCACTATCTTTTCTTATTCTAGCATTTTGTTCAGCAGCTTCTTTCTCAGCATTCTCTTCTTTCAAGAATGCTTTATGAAAATGTTGTCTGTCTTCGTTTACTATCCTGACTTCATAAAACTTTTTCACTTATACTCCTTTATTGAAAATCCGAGACTATAAAGTATTCGCCTCTCTGTAACTGATTTACCATCTATGCTAGTGATCTCTAAGGT